CCATCTGCGGCAAGGCCGTATTTCTTCTGGAAACTCCTCACTGCCTTTTCGGTAGATGGACCAAACAGACCATCCGCATTAAGTCCTGCTTTCATGATTTTGTTCAGGCACTTCTGGAGCCGGATGACCTGAGATCCGGTGTCGCCTCGTTTAAGGTCAATAGTAGGGAAGGCAATCTCATAGGTGGAAGTGCTGCTTTTCTTGTACCCGTTGAACCCGCCCTTTCGGATGATGGAAGGGTAGTCGATGTAGGCGTAGTTCATATCCACGTTTCCGCTGATTCCCGGGACTCTCCCAGAAGAAGAATACTGCCAGATGCCGTAATCCCCGCGGTAGCTGCATTTCCCTGCGTACTGAGCAACCCAGTGCGCGATGGACTTTAGCTTCGAATCATCCAGACGGTTTTCAAATCCGGAGTAGGTGGAAGCGTAAATCCCTGCGTAATACCCGGCTTTCTCTAACTCCTTGCAGAACGCAAGTGCTGCTTTCGTGGTGCCGGAGCGTTTTGAGACTGGCTGCGCTTCGCAGTCAAAGTACACCGGGTACTCCAGTGTCTTTCCCTTAAGGAGCTTCAGGAACCTCTTTGCATCTGCTTTTCCAGCATGCGCCGTCACGCACTTTGGTCCTGTGAAGTAATACGCGCCGACTGCGATGCCATTTGCTTTTGCGCCTTTGTAGTTTGCTTCCCATCTGCTGTCCGTATAGAAGCCATCATCAGAACCTCCAGCTTTTATGATGGCAAACTTTATTCCCGCTGCTTTTACCTTTTCCCAGTTGATGTTTCCCTGCCAGCGGCTTACGTCTATGCCTTTACTTGTCATTTAATTTTCCTCCTTTTCTGCTCGGTCATGGAGCTGCTCGAGCACAGCCTTCAGCTTCCCTGGAATCGGAAGGCCCAGGTGAGCGGCGTTTTCCAGCAAAGACACACCTTCATTTGAGATATAAAAGAAGAGCACGGCCGTCCGGACGATGGATCCAGATTTGATGACGTCCACGTCAATCAGATTGGCAAGACCCACGAGCATAAAAATAAGGACCTTTCTGCAGATCCCCTTAAATCCGACCGCGGATGATAACCGCTTGTCCGAAATGGCACACATTACACCTGTGATGTAGTCGATGATGACGCATGCGGCGAGAAGAAAAATCAGCCCATCGCACCCGCCGAGGTAATACCCGATCCATCCGCCGAGTACGGCAAAAACAGCCTGATTAACTGCCCAGAATTCTTTCATAAATTGCTCCTTTCTGTTAAGCTGTCCGTTTCCAGATGTTGACGACGAGATACGGCGGCATGTTGTTATGCGCAGCTCCGCCTCCTGCATATCCCGTAGTAAAGGAATGTGTATGGGAACCTCCGCTTACGGTACTGCTACTGTGCGAGTAGTTCTCTGAGTCTTTGGACCTTGGAAGCTTGTATCCGGATCCGGAGATATTTCCGGAGTAGGTATCTGCACCGGTGTCTCCATCGGTGGTCAAATGCACATATTTACCAGCCCCGTAGCTGTGACTGTGAGAACCATCGCTATCGGTAATTCCGCTGTGATGATGAACAGGCATTTCATCACTAGTCAGCGTGTGCGCTGCTTCACCTCCGGTATTTCCTGCAGTGTAGCCGTTTCCAGAGGCCAGAAGGAACTTTCCAGTGATCATCTCCCAGGTACCACCGAAAAGGGTCGCAGGTGAGGTGCTGTTTACCGACATGTAGATGGATCCGACGGGGTAGATGAGATTGGCAATACCGGTGATATCAGAAGGCGAGATGTTGTTTGCCCGAAGGTTCTTGAACCCGCAGTACAATTCATCACTGTTTGCCGCAGTTCCTCCGAAAGCGATGCCTTTTCCGTCTGTTCGCACATCCATGATGTAGGACTTTGAATAAATGCGAATCTTTGCAGACTGCGCGGAGGTATATCCGTCCTCCAGTACACCGTAAATGTCCCACGCATAATCGATCGAAAGTGATACGGTGCAGCTGGCATCGGTAAAGGAAGCGGTGTTCGGAGAGATGGTCTGCGTAAGTTTCGTCCATTCGCTCGCGCTTGTTTCCTTCGCATAAAGCGTAATCGTTCTCGAGGTGCTGGCGGAGGCGGAATCTCCACTTGCTGTAACGATCACCTGATCCGGGTTGTCGGTTGTTTCGTTTCGAAGTGCGGAAAGCGTCAGGGAGCATTTGGTTTCGGTTATGCTGATGGAATTGCTGTCCTGACAGATTACAGTGCTTCCATTCAGTTCATACCAGGTCAGACTGGTCAGATTCTCTCCTGTGGACTGAAAGATACTGGACGGAATCGTCACGTCTATGCTTGCCCCTGTAAAGGAAGTGCTGTAACGCTGTACATGATTGGAGTCAAAGAACTCCAGCCGGTAAGAGGTTGATTTTGAAAATTGGAAGGTTCCGCTTTCCCCGTAAACCAGTTTGCTCGGATAGGTGCTTAAGGCGCCGAAAGTCACATAAGAAAATGTACTTAGCGTCATCAGATCCGGCTGAGACGTGATGCCGTAACTACTGGAAAGCATTTCACCGCTTTTCGTTTCCGAATAGGAAAGGGATGCAGAAACCGGATCTTTTATTTCGTAGGCGCAGTCCAGCGTGATGGTTGTTGTAAAAAGACAGCTCATGGACGTCGTGACCGTTACTTTTTTGGATACTGTTTTTCCGCCAGCATAGATCTCTGCGGTAATGGTGCGTTTCTTCGAAGACGAGCCGTAAAGACTGTACTTTATCGTTGCTTTGGTGCTGCCATCTGAAGCTGAGATGCCAGTAACTTCTCCAAGAAGATAGCTGCTCTTGGAAAGTGTTCCTGCGCTGCTTGCCATAAATTCGACATGTGAAAGTGTAACCTTCTTACTGTATAAAGCCATAGCGATCCCTCCTTAATTCAGCCGTAGTGTCAGGTTTCCATTCTCCCGGTTAATCCATGTAAAGGCACCGATCTGAAGGAGCGGGGTAGTTCCTCCGAGACTTGCACGAATGGATCCTTCTGCATCGATGATATCGAAGCTGTCCGTATCAATCCGGGCATGCGTGTTGCCTAACTCGCCAATAATGGCTTCTGTCCCAAATGATGCAAACCGCACACTTTTCGTGCGGCTTACTGTTCCGTCACTGTTTGTATAGGTCACAAGATTCACATCAAAAGAGCCGTCCGTGTTTACCAGAGCAACCGGAACAGTTACGGAATATCCGGAAAGAAGCGTGGATGCGTCAGGCAGCATTCCACACTCGATCCCGTCGTCCGTCTTTCGGATCAGTGATGAGAATTTGACGTTCACCTTAGCCGCTGCATCTTTAGCATTGGCAGCATTTGTCTTTGCCTGATCCGCCTGGGCAGCGGCCTGTTTTGCAGCAGCTCCTGCAGTTCCGGCAGCGTCCGCCGCATTTTCCGCTACGCTTCCTGCTTTGTCTGCGAGGCTTTTCGCGCCGTCTGCTGTACCCTGTGCCTGCACAGCAGTGACCTTCGCGTCTTTTGCATGTTCCTTTGCATCATTTGCAGCAGTATCGTCTGTCGGAGGAGCAGAGCGGTTTCCGGTCAGCCATGCACTGCCTCCGGAAACCCGGACATTTACGGTATCTCCGACTTTGGCATCTATGGAAAGTGCAGCTGGGGTTTCTTTAATACCGCCGGGGATATGCACCCAGGCCGTATCATCTTGGATTCTCGTTACGGTAGCCTGCGTATCGTAGGGTTTTGTCTCGTGTCCTTGCTGCGTCAGCGCTTCTTTTAGTGTTTTCTGTGCGATTCTTTGTTTGATACTCATACTCTGGTCACTTCCTCTGATGTTTTCGCAGCAAAGCCAAGGGTGATGTTTTGACTTTGCACTTCAAATATGCCGTCGATTTTTTCTTCTGGATAGTGGAGCCGGATCCGGTCACTTGGACAAATATCCGGTACATATCTTCGGTCATAGGAGATCGTTCTTGATGGAGATTGTTCTTCCTTCAGCCTTCGTTTGGCGTAAGAAAGAAGCGTTTCACCGTCTTTTAATATACAATCGGTTTCTTCCATCCAGACTTCTCGGCCTCTAGACGGAATGGAGTACCGGTTTTCCGTATCTTCATCTCTTGCTACGGCATAGTCAGAACCCGATACCGCGCGGAATACGTTCGGGCAGGAATACCAGTCACAGGTGTCGGTGACCGAAGGCTCTAAGATATCAAAAGAAGCCGCGTCAAAGGTTGCTGCGACTTCTGTACTTTCCGGCTGAATATGGACCGCTCCGTTTCCTGAAATCCGAAGTCTCCAACCGATCGCGGTAAGAACCTTGCTCGCCATCGACAGATTCGTTTCACCATCTTCGGATACGATCGCAGAGGAAAGCACCGGAGAATTCTCCGTGGAACTAACCGGGGCCGAACCAACGGATAAGAGGTCTTCGATGATTTTTGCTCCGTTTCCATTTTTCGGTGCGTACCAGCCTCTAGGAAGAAGGCAGTCTGCGGCGGGTTTTAGTACGGAGTAGCAGGAGACGGGATAGCTTTCACGTTTTCCGGTGAGCTTTCTCTGCGGTACAGTGGTAAGACCAGTAAAAAGTGGAATCCGTACTTCTCCGGAATACTCCTGTCTTGCCGTAAGCCACACGCGGATCCACACTTCACCGTCGCCGGGAAGTTCCGTAAGGTCTAAATCCGCAGACTCCATCAGAAGATCTGTGTTCCGCTCGATTGTTCCTCCGGTCAGGCGGTGATGAGAGAGGTCTCTCCATGAAACCGGATCGACGATCGTCAGGTCATACGATGCGGTAAATCCTTTTGAATAATCCATCTTATACCTCCTGCAGTTCTTTCCAGTCCGTAAGCGTCATACCGTCAAATCCTTCCGCTTCGACCTTCTTGATATCCAGTGAAAATGAAACGGATAGCGAGTTATATTCCCGGCTTTCGCTGACCTCAACGTCCGCAGCAAAGCTCGAGCCGTCGGAAGTTCTGACATGACAGATGCCGGCGTAGTCCGCGAGCCTTCGCATTGTCTGAATCAGGTCACTATCTTGAATCCGAATGATATCCGTGCTGACGGAAAGGTCACGGGTGACGCCCTCGTTCCAGTCTCCGGTAATCGAGCCGCCGAGGTACCTTGTCCGTTCGAAATCCTTCTCCCAGGAATGATCGAGCTTTACGTTGTAGGGGAGGATTGCCCGGTCTCCGTCAAAATCAATGACGAGGGCAGTCACCTTTAAGACGTCACCATCCTCATCGCTGTAGTCCGTCCATGCCGGAAGATTTTCTGCGGTAATATAGTCGCCGTTTGCCGTACGCATAACCACTCGGTGTCCACAGCTGGTTCCAAAAGCCGGATAGGGATCGACATAGGTTTCTCCAAATGATGCTCCTGCAAAGATCAGTTCCGGCTTATCTGAAGAGAGCCGGTAAATGTCACAGACATCGGTATCCAGTGCGCCGTCAGGCTTTACTGGTGTGATGGTGACGATAAGACTTGCAGCATCAACGGTTATGTCAGCCGATGGGATGATTGCTTGATGCTCCCAGTGGACTTCAAAGGGAAAAGTAACCGTATCGGATCTACCGAGCCCGTCCTTGACCGTGGCTGCGATCTGATAAGCCGCTCCGTCATCTAAGGCGCCGATCAGATCTTCCGCGCTGATGCTGATTTCCGCTTCTCCGGTTTGCTCAAAAAGAGCGACTGTTTCTCCGTTAAAGCCTTCGGATGTGCTTTCATCCGGACGCTCCATCCGGTAGTCTTCTGTGCGCTCCACAGCAAGGATCGTGGTTCCTCCGTCTCCCGCGCCGCTGACGGAAACACTTAAGGGGAGCTCTGTAAGGGAAAGTACGGTTCTTGTAATGGATTCATCCGCATCATCTGTGACGGTGATTTCCGTAAGACTTGAGCTTGTGATTTCGGCGGTCAGAGGAGATGCGATCGTAATCGTTACCGGAGCAGACCATGAAGAAGCAACAGAACCCTGTGTGATACGGACAGCAAGCTGATGGGAACTTCCGGTCAGAAAACCAAGCTCGGATACCGCAATGGAAACAGAAGCTTCTCCATGCAAAGTGAGCAGGGGAGCGCTGTAAGTACTCGCTCCATCATTTACCGTAACCTCTGAAATCTCGCTGATTCCATCCGAGGCAGCTGTCCACGAAAGAAGCAGAGTGTCTGTTTCTGACAGGATACTTTCTTCTGCAGTAAGAACCGGAGCATCTGGCGTACTGGAAAGAAGAACCGCTGCAGGTTCTGAAATCCACGGGCCATAGGTCTTGTTGTCTCCAGACTGAGCATAGAGACGCACCTTGAAATACCAGGTTTTACCGGTTTCAAGTCCGCTTACGATCCATTCGCTGGCATTGATGATGCTGACATCATAACTGGATGGCTGCTCTGTGCTGCTCCAGGCATCTATGGTGTCTGCCCAGCTGATTTGTGCACCGCTGGCCTCCGTCCAGTCCCAGGTCCAGTGCAGGATTACGGTGCCTTCCGTCGTCCCGGCAGATGCGGTAACATTGGTCGGGGTATGCGGAATGCTGCCTCCTTCGGTAACATCCTGGCTTCGCATATTGGGATAAACGTAGTTTCCTTGATAGGAATACACCCCGACTGTCACAGTTTCCGCAGTGCTTAGACCGCTGACAGAAAGAGTAGATGCTGTTCCGGATGCAACGTCTCCTAGATCAATGCGCTCTTCATCCAATACGGCAAATGCCCGGATCGCGGCATCCGGCACAGAACTATTACTGGTTGCTGTGATCGTGACTTTCTCGGTTTCGGTATTAATTTCTGCGCTCGTAAGCGTCGGTGCTTTCAAAACTCCCGGTTCAGCCATTTTGACAAAGGTTGCCTTACCGTAGGTAGTATTTCCGTCGTGAAGCGAGTTTACCCGCACAAAGAGACAGCAATCTTCTCCGATCAGTTGATCGACTGAAAACCGGGACGCACCGGTGGTATCCCGGATGGTATAGGTTCCGGCATCCGTCCAGCTGGCGTCATCTGCACAGGTGAGCCCTTCGGCAGGCGTAGAAATCGTATACTGCACGGTGATGTGATCGATCGGAGTGAGCGAAGTATGTGGATTGTTCCAGGTCACTGTTACATTCAAACCGTCCGTATCGTTTTCTAATGCGGATGCGGAGGTAATGACTGCCATCTGTGGCTGCGCGTAGATATGCTTCGCATATTTCCATTCCGTCGCGCCTTGCGGACCTCTTGCCTGAATCCGGATCCATCTCGCGTGTGGCTTTCCGGATTGGATGATCGAGGTATCTTCTGTAATCTTCCGGGAGCTTTCTGCCGCTTTTCCGGTTTCATCGATCCATCCGGTAGCAGAAGATCTCCAGGAAAGCCGTGCGCCTTCGGTTTCCGAGGACTCTGTCAGAAGCGACTGCAAACGGATATCCGTAAAGATATTCTTTTCCGATTTGTCGCTTTTGCAGGTCCATGAGAAGGTCCCTGCATTGGATTCTGTTTCACTTAATGAGAATCCCTGGATCACCGGATTATGTGGAATGAGAAGATCCATTGTTTTAGAAGACCAGCTGCTTGCAGATTTTTTCTTCGCATCTCCTCTTACGCGAAACGAGATGCTGTTAATCTTTGGCTTTCCGGAAGAAGGATAGTAGTCTGCTTGGGAGAGCTTTAAGACTTTACTGGTGGTGGAGCTTCCAATCGATAGCTTCTTCCACTTGTCCTTGTGTCCCGCGCGGTCAATCTTGTACTCAAGCCACTGACGCTCGTAGGTTTCTCCCTTTTTCCATTGAAAAGTATAGAGAAGGCCTTCCCGCTTGATGGAAAGGCCGGTCGGTGCTTTGGTATGTTTACTCATTTATGTCATCCTCATTTCCCGCTTCAGCGTGCGTGCAAAGCGCATCGCCCAATCGTCTGGATCTTCCGCGCCGTTTACTGTGATGTAGTTGTTGACCACATATCCCGCGCCGCCGGATTCCTGCACAGCTTCCTTCACATAGCCTTTCAGTTTGTCAATCGGGGTAACCGCCTCAGGCGACTTCGCATCGCCGACACCGATGACCTGCGGCGAATCAAAGATACCTCCGGTTGCGTACCAGCTGACTCCGAGCTTTGGAATCTTGCCTTTTAAAAGATCAGACATCTTCCAGCCAGACGGGGAGATCGAAAAGTGGGGGAGAGGAATATGCGGCATCGAGATACTGAAGTGAAACAGTCCCTTGATCCGATCTACGATACCCCGGATCACCGAAAGTGCAGTCTGGATCGGATGCACCATCGCGTTCTTTACGGCGTTAAACACCGAGGAAGTCACGGAGCGGATCGCATGCCAGCCGCGGGAAACAACGCCTTTTACCGCACTAACCACACTGCTGATTGCTGACTTGATACTGCTCCAGATGGACTTTGTCACCGAGAGCACGCTGTGAAATACGCTGCTGGTGACGGATTTGATGCCGTTCCATGCACGGGTCACGATGGATTTGATCGCACCGGTGACGGAACTGAAGATTCCCTTGATGGCATTCCAGACGGTCCGGATTACCACACGGATTGCGTTCATGACAGTGGTGATCACGATCTTGATTGCGGTAAACACTGTCTTCGCTATGGTCAGGTAGATATCAAAGTATGCCCGGAAGACTGCTGCAATTGCAGTAAGCACGGTAACAAAGAACTTCTTGATTCCGCTCCAGATAGTGGTGATCACGGATTTGATTGTTTTCATCACTGAGGTGATAATTTTCTGAACAGCGGTGAATACCTTCTGCGCGGTCGCTTTGATCTTATCCCAGTTTTTATATAGCAGGACGCCGACCACGATGGCCGCAGCGATCGCCGCAATCACAAGACCGATCGGGCTGGTCAGCGCTCCAATCACGCTGCCTAAGGACACGCCGCTTGCCGATATCCGTGATACGAGGCCTAAGATACTTCCGATTCCAGTTGCCATCTTCCCGATGAGAATCAGTACCGGGCCTACAGCAGCGGTAATCATCAAAAGTACGCCAATGACTTTCTTTCCGCCGTCCGACAGACCGGAGTACCACGCGGTGAATTTCTTCGCGGCTTCCGCAAGACCCTGCATGATCGGAGTCAGCGTTTCCAGCATCGGTCCGCCGATTCCAATCAAGGCGTTCTGCGCAGAGGTCTTCAGCTTTTCAAAGTTTGTCCCGGCAGATTCCTCCATCTTGGCAAACGCTTTTTCTGTCGCGCCGGAGGATTTCCCAAGGCCCTGCATTGCGCCGTCCCAGTCCTTTGTGTGCTGCACTAAGATAGCAGCGCCTTTTGCCGCTCTGGTGTTTCCGAACATGTCGTTAATAGAGAGCTTGGACTTCTTGGCATGATCGTTTAATACGCCAAGCACATCTTCTAAGGACATGCCGGACTTCATGCATTCGGAGAAGGATTTTCCCGTCTCGGATTTCAGGATCTTCGATGCCTTGGAGCCGCTTTTGCCGAGCTCATTTAGCATCGAGTTGATATACGTTGTGGCATTGGCGGTATTGACGCCGTTTTTGGTGGTGACGATATATGCGGCGGAGAGCTGCTTCATTGAAACGCCGTAGGAAGCTGCAGTAGGGATAACCTGGCCCATCGTCTGCCCGAGTTCCTGGACGGTGGTTTTACCTAAGTTCTGTGTGGTGATGAGGTAGTCCGAGACTTTTCCGACCTGATTTGCCTTCATACCGTAAGCATTTAAGACCGTCGTCAGGGTATCTGTCGCCGTGGTCATATCGGTAAACCCAGCTTTTGAGAGCTTCGCGGAGTTCTCGACAAATTTCAGTGCGTTCCCCGTAGACTGACCGGCGGAAATCGCCTGATACGCCGCTTCGGCGATCTGAGCGGAGGAGACGCCTGTTTCATTGGAAAGACTCGTGATGCTGCTTTTCAGCTTATCAATCGATACCTGGCCCTTGCCGCTTCCGGTATCTGCGATGGTAGTGAGCTTCTTAAACGACTCGTCAAAATCCGTCGCCATCTTGATGGACGCTCCGCCAACTGCCGCCGCGGCAAGAGATACTGGCATTATGGCTTTGCCAGCCGTAGTGATCTTTGCGCCGGCGGTTTTGAATGATTCACTGAGCGCTGTCAACTTCACATTACCCAGCTTTCGCATCTCGGCGTTCAGCGCCTTTCCCTTTGCTTCGGTGATCGCTATCTGCCGCTGCAGCTCCGCGTGCTTTTCCGCAGCGCCTTCTGTGCCGTTTGCCATTTCCTGCGCCGTCTTTTCATCGGCCTGCTTTAGCATAGAGAGTTTGCTTTCTGTGGACTGGATTTCCTCACCTAAGAGTCGCTGCTTTTGCTGAATGAGATCCGCGTTTCCGGGATCCATCTTCAGTGCACGTTCCACATCGGAGAGCTGACGTTGCACGATTCGAGTCTCTTTATTGACATCTCGTAATGCTTTATCGAGTTTTGTGGTATCGCCGTTGATCTCAATGGTGATGCCCTTGATGTTTCCGGCCATGCGCGTTCCTCCTTTCTGAAAAATGGGCACAAAAAAGCACCAGCCGATATTAGGCTGATGCTCACATCTCAATATAGTTGTTTATTTATAGCTGAGTGGCAGTTTTCCTTTTGATATCCTGTCCAATCCAGACTTGATCTGTTTCCAGTCTGAAGAAGTGACTTCCATATCCGCGGTAATAACCACTTTACCGATTCTGTACACGTGTGTCTGAAAGATGGTGCCATCATATGCATGTACATAGGCTGACTTTCTCACAGCATCCGTAGATGTTCTGTATATATGGATTGTCACAGTAGCATAATCGTCATAGTCATAATTACATTCTGCAAGGCTGCGGTTATAATACAGATCACCTTTTTTTGTGTTTGTTCTATATTTCGTGAGGGTCAGAGGATATCCTTTTCTCTTGAAATATGTATAGATGGTCTTGGCACTCGCATTTTTGTTAACTGTTACGGCTTTGAGTTTGAATTTCAGCGTTATGCCATTTGTCTTTACCTTGATTGTTGCCGTACCAGATTTTTTTGCCTTAATTTTCCCGGATGAAGATACAGAGGCGACGCTATTCTTTGATGATGAATACTTTGCCGTTCCTACGTTTCCAATTAGCTTTAATTGGTAGGATTCTCCGACATATAAGGTTTTGCTGTTCGCTTTCAGGTACGGATTTTTTACCGTTACACGAATACTATCTGTGGCATCGTTGTTCTTAACGGTAATCGTAGCAGTACCTTTTTGCACTGCTGTGATTGTTCCAGCAGAGTTTACTTTTACGATTTTGCTATTCGAACTTTCAAATGATGTCGCACCTACTGCATTGTTTACACTGTATTTCAATTTTGCAGTGCCTTTGCGATAGAGACTCACGCTCTTCTGGAGGACTACAATCTCAGTTGGATCCTGTGCAGAAACGTCGGTATTTTCGTTTGTGTCAGTTACCTGGGTAGACGTTGTATTGTTATTTACTTCCTCAGCAAAGACAGAAAATGATGACCCCATGCATATCGTCAGAGTCAACACAAGGAGCAGCACACCCAGTTTGTATTTTTTCATCATTTAGACCTCCTAACTGAAAGTTATCTTGATGAAGTTACATCTTCCAATAATCTTCTCATTGTAACATAAATAATACAAAAATGGATCTACAGTATCGTTGATTCTAAATGTCTTAGAATTGATCAAAGTCCTTCTGTGTCGCTCTCCGATTTTCCTTCTCATGCGGCAGATTGATGTTGTTCCACTCGATGATGTAGTCGACCCACATTCCAAGCGTCATACTTCGAGTATCCTCCATCCTTAGGCCTCGCATCAGTCCGCCGGTGAGAATGCTCTCTAGGCTTGGCTTTTCTTCGGCACTGCCTTCTTCGCCGCGTCGGACAGTGCCTTGAATTTTTTTGTGCTGATGCAGGAAGCCGCGATGGCAGGAATCAGCTCCTCCAGCACATCGTCCAGAGGAAACTGTGAGAATTCCCGGTACCAGACCTCCGGCTCTGCGATATCCTTATCTGCATTCTTCGCAAGTGCCCAGATTAGCTGAAGACCGTCTGTCATATTAAGCTCTGCAAGGATATCCGTCAGAAGATCCAGATCCGCTGTCGTAAGTTCCTGTCCTGCGTTTTCAAAGAGCGGAACCGCCGCTTTGATGGCAGGCATCACCAGTTCCAGAGGGTCTCTTCCGAACTGGGTGCGGTAGACGAACATCCACGAGAGGGCGGTGTCAAACTTTACATTCTGATCTTCAATCGTTATGGTCTTGATCATGCGTTACCTCCTTACGAGCTGGTCTTTGCGCTGGATGTCGTGGATGTGGTCGTAACCGGCTCATACGGCGTGGTTCCGTACCATGCAGAATATGCAGAAGATGACGGGTCTGCTACGCTTGCTTTGACATAGCTGTTGTCGAGCCTTGGCATTGCAGTGATGGAAATTTCCTGCGTGTTTGGCTCGATGTTATCTTCCTTGGTGGACGACGCCACATCCGGACGTCCCGCCGTGCAGCGGTAGAACACATGACGCTTCTTGTTCACGTCGCCTTCAAACTCAAAGGCCATCGCGAACTCCGTCCCGGTGGCGTTCGCATCTTCCACCAGCACGCCGTTCGTGTCCTTGATTTGATTTAAGATCTTCTCCGCGAATTCCTCCGGCACCTCCGCAATGGTAACCGATCCGGAATATCCGTTGTTGGCCTCTGCGGACCAGTAGAGCACGTTATCTGCGTAAAAGGTCGCCGTGTCGCCCTCTGCGGAAAGTGACATCTCTTTCGCACCCGGCATGTTGATGACCGTGCCGTAGGTCGGCTTTCCGGTGCTGTCTGTTGCTGTAATCGGCCAGACGTGGACGTTTGAAAGGCCGTAGGTGATTTTATTCGTATCAGCCATTTTTAATCTACCTCCATTTCAAAAGAATAGAGCACCTCGTAGAGCTTCTCGGAATCGATATAGACTTCTGATTTGTTCCAGAAGATTCCGTGCTCTGTTAATGCTCCTTCAACCAGTTGTTCTGTTTTCCTGTCCTTTTTCTCCGTGTATAGTTCGAGAGAAACCTCTGTTACGGATTTCCAGACAATGTTATCTGCTGAAATGTTATTGCTGTTTGGAAACAGATAAGCCAGGAAAGGTGGGGCAGGGCATTCGCCTTCTGCATAGTGGTTATAGGCGATTGGCAGCCCGAGTGACTCGATCATAGCCTTGATATCCATTTACAGATCACTCCTTATTTTTTCTTCAAGAATCTGAGCACCTTTTTCTTCTGCAGGTTTGATGTGAGGAAAGGCCCTCGTTCTTGTTCCGCTTCTTGTCAGATGGCCAAACTCTAAAAGATGCGCCAGTCTGTAGCCGTCCTTGTTCGCATGAACCGTATAGGTGACAGAGGTATCTGTTTCAGCGGTCTTCTTGGATCTCCAGCTTTTTGCATATTTTTCGGTTGCACCAACAGGCGCGTGTTCAGAGATCTCATTTTTTACGTCGTCAGCGGTCTCTTTCACCGCCCGCTTTACGACATCAGCGCTCTTCTTAGCATAAGCGGTTAATTCGCCTTCAATCAGTTTGGAAAGATCTTCAACTTTTGCCATCATCGTGCCTCCTTTACGCAGCGGAATTTCAGTGCTTCACGCTTATTGGACAAATGATCGACGGATACGATGTTATAGATCATATCCTGCCAGACAATCCGGTATGACCCTTCCGTGACAGCAGACGTCTTTTTCGAATATCGGACGGTAAAAGCGCAGTCTGTATGCTCTGTCGTCTGTGCCGCGTTATATCCTTCGCTTCCACCTTCGCTACTTACGGTTGCGTAGCAGGAGAATGCGTCCGACCAGGTATTGAGATGGTTTCCGACTTCATCCGTAGATAGCGTCTGTTTCTGAAAGTGAATTCTCGTATTAAGAAGTGCGATGTTCATTAGAATTCCGCCTTTCTGTCTCCAAACAGGAGGGATCTCAGCGTGATGATAAGGGCATGATGATCTGCTTCCTCCCGATGTTCATAAAGATAGGCCGCCGCATACATCAC